CAGCTAGGTAATCAATCGACAGGCGGCGCAATGTGCGGGCCTGCCAGGGGGTTAATGGGATTCCAACGTTGCCCATCCACGCGGCAATGTCGCCATGGGTCAGCGGCCCCTCACCCATACCAGCGGGCACCGCGGGGCCAATTTCAAACAGGTAGCCCACCAGGTGCAGTTCGGTGCAGGGCGGCATGTCGGGCTGGTCAATGCCTTCTTCTTTCAGGCGTTCGCGCCGGGTTGGCTCAGGCTGCTCTGACTTGTCGCGCGCGGCTTTTTTTGGCCGCGCGTTGAGCCAGGCTGACTGCCTGACGTACAGGCTCAGCTCTTCACTGAGCCGGTTTAAAAATTTGACCAATCCTCAATGAACTTGGCCGCCTGGTTGGTGATGTAGCCCAGCTTGGGGTTTGAGTAAATGTCAAATGCGGACACCGGGAAGTTGTTGACGCTGCGGGTGCAGGCAGCCAGCTTTTCGGCTTGTTTGTCAATGTTGCCCTCTGCCGTTTCTTTCACCTGCTTGCCACGGATGGCGGCAAAGGCGTTGGCCTGCTGGGCGGTAGCCAGTTTGTGAGTGGCGCGCAGGTATTCGCGGCTGCCGGGGCTGCACAGCTCGATGGTGACGGGCATGCCTTGGTACAGCAGGGGCTCGCCCTTGCGGTCGGTGACCTCCAGCATGGCGGTGTCAGAGGCTTCAAAGGCGGTAATGTCAAACACGGTGGTTTCGATTTCGTTCATGATGCTTTCCTAGCGGGGTTTAAATAAATGCCCGTACCCAGCCAGTGCTACCCGCTAAGGTAGACACCAGCCGGGCCGGTGCAGGGTGGGCGCAAGGCCCGATTACGTTGCGGCGACGACGACCGGCGCTTTGCAAACATTGAGTGTTGCAGTGCGCACCATGGGCGCGCCTTCTTTGCCACCACTGAGCACCCAGCCAGAGACCAGAACGTCAAGGTAATGCACCTCGCCATCGGCGTAAGTGACTTTCATAGAGTAGTGGTTGGGCGAGGCATCAGCTGCTTTCAGGATGACCTGGCCTGCGTTGGCTGGCACGTCACCCATGATCAGGTCGCCCTGGCCATAGCGCGGCGCGCCTTTGGTGTATTCAACTGCGCCGCCAATGGGGACCCATTCATTCACGCTGCGTTTGGCACCATAGGGCAGAAAGTCAGAGACTTTTCCAATGGCGGTGTAGGTGATGGTGGTGGCGGCGTAGCCGGCGGCGTCGTAAGTGGCGGGCAGGCCGGCACTGATGGCATAAATAGCATCGGTGTGGCTTGCAACATCGGTATGTGCTGTCATGACAATTTCCTTTCAGGATGGGCGAAAAAAAGCCACTCTGACGTGGCTTGACTGGGGTAAATGCCCATACGGGCGGGGGAGAACTCGGGGCGTGTTATTCGTTGAACTTGACAAAAAAATCTTGTGTTTGCATGTAAAGCCCTAACTCATCGTTGCCAAAATCAGGGCCATCTGGCTCGCGCAAAATGCTGTCAACCGACACGCCATTGACAGTGCCGCGCATGCGGGGCACAGCGGCGCGCACCAGGTGCATGATTTGCTTTTGCTGCGGGTAGCTGCTGGCCATGACGGTGACTTGCACGCGGGCGCTGCACTGCTGGCCCTGCGCTGAAATTTGTGAATTCCACACGCCAGACACATGGCTGATGCCAATGGCCGGTATGGCGCTGCCTTGCGGCACGGGGCCCGCCATGATGCGGGAGGCGGGCACCACGGCAGTCAGGCCTGCGCTGTTTGCCAGCAGGTGACGGATGACTTTGACGTCAGACATTTGCTTGGGCTTTGTGTTTAAGCACTGGGAAGGTTGTTGGGTCTATGGGTGCGTCAACCAGCGCGGCACGGCGCGGGGCGCGGGTGCCAGGGAATTGCTGGGCAGAGTCTGTGCGCTCGATCTGGATGCCTTGGGCCTGCAGCTCTGCGGTGATCTGGGTCAGGCCCGCCACCAGGCCGGTAAAGCCGGTGTGGGCGTGGACTTCTTCGTAGCGCTCGGGGTCAAAGCCGAGCAAGATGATCTTGCTGGCCCCAATCAGCGCGGCAATGCGTATGGCTGCCAGGGCGTTGTTGCGAATCTGCAGGGTGTGGCCAGGTGCCAGATGCACGGTTTCGTAAAACATGCCGGCATAAAGGGCGTCATAGTCGCATTCCACACCACACACGCGCCGGCCTTTGAAGCCAAGGCGGTCGGCCTCTTCCCAGAATGGGTGGTGCGGGTCAAGGGCAACAAACATGTCTGCCCAAGGTGCATGCTTGATCGCGCGGTTGACCGCAATGGTTTTGTGCCCGCGTGCGGTGGCGGCCAGTTCGGCGCTCATGTCGGGGCCAGCACCAAGAATGGCAACGGTTTCGCCGGCCCATATTTTGGTGATTTGCCATGGGGTGGTCATGGGGTGTCCTTATCCAATTTCAACATCAGCGGTGTTAAGGCCATGCTTGGTGGCCAAGCGCTTTTTCATGGCCTGCGCCACAGCCACCAGGGCGGCTTGTGCTTGACTGTCAAGAGCCGGGCGCATGAAGGGTTTTGGGGATGCGCCGGGGTGTTCAACCCCGCTGCGCATGAGGCCTGCGATAAACAAACTTTTGGCTTTTTTCGGCTTGATGAAGTGCGCGGCAGTGCCGTACTCTACAAACTTGGCAATGTAGGCGTGCTTGCCACCGGCGCGAATGGTGGCCTTGACCACACCACGGCGTGAATTGGTGCTGACCTTGATGCCCGCACGCAGCAGGCCGGTCTTGGCGGGCACATTGGCGCGGGCTTCGTCCCGGATGACATTGGCCCCGGCGCGCATGGATGAGCGCATGACATTGGCTTCCATCTTGGCGGGCAGCTGGTCCATAAAGGCCTGCAGCTCTTTCAGTCCTTTGACGTGTACCAAGTCACTCATGATGCGTTGGCGTCCGTTGTGTATTCTTCGGCCATGAATTCAAGGCCATCTTTGCGTCCCAGCTCAGCCGGACCTGAAACAATTTGCAGCACGCGGTTGCCACGGTTGATTTGCACCACGCGCATGTCGGTGGTGATGCCTTCGATGTAGCGGGTGCGGATGCGCGCTGGGCGGGTGGCCACGCGCAGGCCGTTGGGTTGCGACTCTGCCTTGCTGGGAAACACGTCTTGCACTTGCGCCCACACCGTGGCCACCGTGACCCATACGATGGTTTGGGTGCCGTAGTCGGTGTTTGTTGTAACCCGTTTTTGCTCAATGCGTATACGCTGGTCAAGCGCAGCAGTGGGCAGCAGTGGTTTTTTCATGCTCGCACCCGGTAGCGATCCAGAAACCCATCAGCAAATGCCAGTTTCGATGTGCTTCCTGATGCTTCAGATTCGCGGTTTTCAAACGTTGCGCCGACTTGCAGCAATATCCAAGATTTGATTGGCTGCGGCACTGCAGCCGCATTGGCGTACCCGGCAACGTAGCGCACCGTTACCGCGTCAATGTCGTCCAGCGTGTCGGGCCATTCTGTGTTGTAAGCTGGGGCAATGGCGGCAAAGCCGTAGTCGTCGCTGGCGCGAAGCCGGTAGAGGCCGCTGCCAAGCGTTTGGGTTGCGCCAGCCGTGTCTTTGTAGGTGATGCTGGTGATGGCGCTGACTGGGACGCGGGTCAGGTCGATGACATCCGGGAATTCGTCCAGCGTCAACTCCCATGTCTGCAGCATCAATGCTCTGCCGGTGATCTGTTCGGCAGTTTCAGTGGCGGTTGCCGTCATGGCTTCAATGAGCGCGTCTTCGTCGGTGCTGTCCACGCGCAGATGTGCCTTCACTTCGTCAATATCCACCGCTGGGGTGGTGGCTTTGGTGACTAGGCGTAGGGTCATTTGCGGGTTTCCTTGTTGCTCTGAGATGCGCCCGCTAGGGGCAGGCGCATGACGCAGCAGTTAGGCGTTAGGCCGGTGGGTTAGCAGCGGGGAGCAGCTTTGGCGTAACGATGGCAATCACGCACAACAGCGCAGCGCCCGTGTTGTTTGCTGGGGTGATGGTCAGGCGCACATAGCGCTTGATGCCCTTGTAGCCAATCTTTAACACCTTGTTGTCGTCTGAAAACAGCGGGGCGGCCAGAGCTTCGGTGCCCAGCAAGTCAGCGTCAGCAACTGCGGCAGCGTCAGACAGGTTAGAAGCGTCACCCTCTTCCACCAGCACGGCGAAAGTGGCATCAGCATCAGCCAGTGAGCCGGTAGCAATGGCAAACGTCAGGGACGAATTACCCTGCATGTCGATGATTTCCGTGCTAACGGCGGCATCGCCGGTAGCGTGGTCATACGGGCTGATGCCGAGTTTGAGATTGATGTTGTTGAAGAGGTCAGAGTTTTTCATGATGGTTGTTCCTTAATTTGGGATTGAAAAAGCCGCTGGTTAGGCGGCTTGATTCATTGGTTACGCAGACAGCTTTAGGAACTTGACGGCTTCGTAGTTCGTGGCACCCGAGCCAGTCCGCTTCGTGCTGTAAAACACGATGTAAGGCTTGGCTGTGTATGGGTCACGCAGGGTGCGAACCCCAATGCGGTCAACAATCGTGAACGCTTCGGCAAAATTGCCGAATGCCAAGCTCAAGCTGTCGGTAGCCATCGCGGGGACGTACTGATCAATGCGAACCGGATAGCCAAGCAGTCGATCAGTGCTGCCAGCTTGCAGCGCGGGCTCCCACAGGTAGCGGTCGCTGGTTGCTTCTTTCATTTTGCGCAAAGCAGTACGCATTTCACGACGCATCAGCCACTGCGCACCGTTGAGGTACTGATCTTTGAACGCACCGATCAGGTCTTGCAGCGGGTCGGCTTTGGTGGTGTGAAATGCCCCGTTCGCGCCAGTTTTCACATGCTCAAACGTACCCCATGCGCGGGTGTCGTCAGCCGTCGCAGCGGTGGTGTAGCTGAACAGGCCTCGAGGCTTGCCAACACCGTTGCCGTTGGTGAACGCATCACCTTCAGTGCGGGCAAACTTGTCGGCAACTTTCGCGGCCAGCCATGCTTCCACGTTGGTAGCGCTGTCGTCGATCAGCTTTTGGGTGATCTTTGGCATTGCGTAC